TCTGATTTTATTTTTAATTTAGTTGCTCTTGCTCCAGTTCTAGGTTCGTGAAAAACAGGTATAGATGTTTTATCACTTGCTTTTAAAAAATAAAACCCAGATACGTGTTGATTCCAATGAATGTGTGCAGCATGATGACCACCACCATTTTTACTAAATTCTTGCACCCACATTTCACTAAGTATAGTTTGATATTGTTTCATATCATAACCATGGTGATCTAAAAATTCCCATGACTTTTCTGTTATGTAATTTCTAAAATCTAAAAAATCATTATCTTTTGTTAATGGTGTTGAGTGATGTGATAATCCAAAATCACCATGTTTTTTTATATGGTTTTTATTTAATTTTTTAGATTCTTTAATATATTTGTTTGATGCTTTGTTAAGAGATGTAATAAATTCTGGTTTGTCTTCGTGCCATATAGGTGTTTTAAAATATTCATTAATATACATTTTATTTAAATGGATGTCCAAGATGCCATACGACAAGTGAATATCTAACTCCTTTTGTTACTGGTTTAACTCTGTGCCATACGTCTGATGGAAATACAATAATAGAACCTTTAGGTAAAATCTCTTTTGCTTTTATTAAATGTTTAGCTTCATCTCTCATCTGCGGATCGTAGTTTCTAAAATCAAATTCTAATTCACCACCTTGATACTCTGAACCATCTGTTAACTGACAAGTCATTGATAACTTTCTTATTTTACCATGACTATTTTTATCTTTAGGTGTGTCATATGTTTGACTAAAAGAATCACAATGCCAATCGTAATATTGATTTAATTTATATTTTGTAAACTGACAACTTTCAGAAAAATTCCAATCAAAATTCCAACCTGCATTTTTATTTGCTATATGTACATAAGGGTGTATCTCTTTATATATCCAAGCATCATTTAACCAAGTAATGTCAGAGTTTCTTTTTTTTTTCATATCTTGAACTTCATCTGTAGATAATTTTTTTTTACTAAAAGACCCTGTTCTGGCTAATCTTTCTTTTTTAGATAAACCATGTTTAATAATATTATCACAAATTCTAGTTGGAATTGCAGATTTAAAATGCCAAAAATAATTAGATAAAATCATAAGTAATTGTTTGAATAAAGTTTAAAGATTCTTTTTGATTGTTAGTTATGTAATACAAATTAGTTGAGGGAAACATTATAAATTCATTATTTTTTAATTCTATATCCCAACTTCTACCTTTTCTTCTGTTGTCATCGTAATAGATTCTTACTTTACATTTATTAACTTTTACTCCGTAAAGAAAAGTATAGTCAGGAGAATTTTTTAAATCTACTGAATCAACATTAAGTAAAGGAGTTGTGATTTCATTAGGTTTATAAATATTACCCCATGTTTTTTTATTAATTAAATTAAAGTTATATTCTACATTTACATGATCTCTTATATAGGTATTTAACATATCCCAGTTTCTTGAAAATGGAAATTTTTTATTATTTAAATTAGATTGTAAAATATCTTTTATTAATTTTTTTTGGTTTATTTCAAAATTTGTAGGCATTTTAACTTTGCCAAAAAATAAACTTATTTCTGATAAAGTTGTTTTACTTATGACGTTACCCATAAGTATGTATAATATTATTTGTTAATCTGTCAAGTGCTAGGAATTACTAGTGATAACTATATCCCAAGATTGACCAGATTCATTCCAATCATAAGTGTAGTCATTATTAGTATCGGCTATTTGTTCTGCTGTTAAATTTGGAGCATCACCAATAGGTGAATTCCATGAAGCTGTTGATAAATTTTTAACCCAAGATGGGTAAGGTTTTTTAGACCAAAAAATTTGATTATCTTCATCCCAAGTATAACCTATACCTGCATAATTTCCTCTTAATGCTGTACCACCACCTGAATGTGTATTACCAGATGTATTGTAAGATGTTTGAATCCACATTTGAGCTGTCCAATTATTGTGTAGTTCTAAATATTGTTGTCCTACTGTTTCATCTTCAACGCCATCAGCGTTTAACATATCACCATTATTCAAAGTAAGTACTTGAAGAACTGTTCCGTTTAATCCTAATTTTGCAAAATGTGCCATAATTTAATCCTATTGAAATTTATACCTTATTACTACTACACCAGCTCCACCTGCTCCTGCTGTTCCGCTGGCTCCACCACCACCACCTCCACTACCTGTGTTTGCAGTTGCATTTTTATCTGGAGCATTAGTTCCTGGATTACCACCGCCACCACCACCGCCTGATCCAGCAGTTGGTCCACAGTTTCCTGGATTTGGTCCAGCATTTCCTGCACCACCACCGCCACCGCCAGCTCTAGTTACTGATGACCCACTAATGCTTGTTGCTGCACCATTACCTCCATCACCACCTACTGGTTGAGTTCCGTTGCTACCTACTGAAGTTGCACCTCCACCACCACCTCCAGTATTTTGTGGGTTGGGAGAAGCAAATCTAACTCCATTTCCGCCTGCATTTCCTTGAGAAGGAGAAACTGTGGGAGTATTACCTGCACCACCTTGTCCTCTTGGATTACCACCACCACCTGAACCACCTGCTGTTCCAGCAACACCTGGACTTGCATTTGCTCCACCACCTGCTTTTCCACCACCTGCTGAAGTAATAGATGAAAAAACTGAATTTGCACCTTGATTTCCTGGAGGAGAATTAGCTATTGGAACATTTGCTCCGCCTGCTCCTATTGTAATTGGATAACTTTGAACTGAAACTGGTAAACCTGAACAAGGAGTAGCTGCTAATGGACTTGCTGTGTAACCACCACAAGCCTGTTTACCTTCTCTAAATCCACCTGCACCACCGCCACTACCACAACCTCCACTACCGCTTGCTCCACCAGCTATTACCATATAAGAAACTTTACTTCCTACTGCTGTATTTCCTACAGCAGTAACAGCAAAAGTTCCTGGTCCTGTGAAAGTATGAGTTTTAAAATTTGTATCAACTGTTGCAATTGTTCCACCTGTTGCTGTAATAAAAGGAGGGGATCCTCTAACATTAGAAGTTGAATCCATAGTATTAATCCAACCTTGTGTTGAATCTACAAATACTAAAGTTACTGATTGTCCTTTTGTACTTAAAACTGCATTTTCATTTAATGAACCAATTTTATCTGTTCCATTAGGAGTAACTGTTACTTTATTAGTTTGCCAAGTTTCTGCATAATCTGCAAAAGCTACAATATCTCCAGCTGTTCCTGAAGGTAACAAAACTGCAAACGCACTATTAACTGTATTTACAAAATAACCAACTCCATTAGCTGCTGTAAATTGACCAGTTTTAGGAGTTGTATCCCAACTAACTGCTCCAGTTCTTCCTGCAACTGCTTGCCAACTTATGTCTGTTCCGTCTGATGTTAAAACTGTGTTAGCACTACCTTTTGTTAAAACTGCTGTGGCTGCACTAGCATTACCATAAATAATACTTCCTCTACTTAATGCGTCTAATTTATTTAATTCTGTTGCTGTGGATGATAACGCTACATTTTCATTTATTTTTGGTGATGTTAATGTTTTATTGGTTAAAGTTTGTACGCCATCCGTAGATACGTTTCCAGTACCATCAACTCCTGAGTAACTAAAATGTACTCCAATACCATTAGTGTTTGAAAAAGTACCATTGGAAACAACATGAGTTACTGCAACTTTACTATAACCACTTGCATTTGTAACTGCTCCTGTAACTTTAAAAAGTGCAAACGTAGATGGTGTTCCTTCTTTAGTAACAGTAACGATACCTCTTGCTACTCCATTTGAGACATCATCCCATGATTGAACAAAGCTAGATATAGTTGCTCCTGAATCATCTAAATCATCTATATGTAAAACTGATACTGAACTTATTGTACCATTATTAAAAGCAAGTTTACCTGAACCAGGGTCTGCATCAGAAGTAGAACTACTCCAAGTCATTGATAGTTGTGAGTTTGTACCTGATGGTCCAGTTGAACCTGTGTTACCAGTATTTCCAGTTGAACCTGTATTTCCAGTATCTCCAGTATCTCCATTTCTTACAAAGGTAACTGATAATTCATCATCAGTTGAAAAAGTATTATTAGATGCTAAATGAGCTACTGCTAATCCTACATATCCACTAGCATCTGTAGAAGAACCTGTTATTTTAAATCTTGCGTATGTTGATCTATCTTTAATATCATAGATCATTAAGTAACCTTTAATTGTAGATGTACTATCATCCCACGTTAAAATATCTGTTACAACAGCAACACCATTAGCATCGTTATCATCTATATAAATTGCTGTAGCTGAAGCGTATGTAGCATTATTAAATTTTAATTTTCCAGAACCTGGATCAGTATTTGCTGTACCTGTGCCAAATTTATAAAAATAACCTGGTATTGAACCATCTTCTCCACTTGCTACAAATGAAATAAATGTTTTGTCATCGGCAGCTAACGTACCAGCACTATCAATGTAAACTAAATTAACTTTACTATAACCAGAAGCATTTGTTATGCCACCTGTTATTCTAAAAACTATCCAAGTATCTAATGAGTTAGCTTTTGAAATTCTTATTCTTCCTCTGTTAGTATCGTTACCTACAACGTCATCCCAAGATTGAATCCATGCTTCTACGTTTGTTCCATTAAATTCTAAATCATCAATGTACATTTGAGTTGCACTAGAAATTGTTGCGTTGTTTAATCTAAATTTTCCTGCTCCTGGATCACCATCTGTAGTAGATGTTGCATATTGAAATAAAGCTGAATCTCCACCAGCTGGTAAAAAATCTGCTACTGTTGTTAAGTTACCATTGCTATCAAACCCTAAAGTTTTACTAGCTCTTGTTGTTGGACTATCTGTAAATTCTGAAGATGAAATAGTATTTGTTCTTGAAACTTTAAATGACCTATCCAATGCTTCTTGCATTTGTTGAATTGTCATGGTTGCTCGATCCAAACCCTCTTCGTGTGTCTCCGCAGGGAATGGATCATTAGCAATATAATCTATTGCTTGTGTTTGCGGAACATTCCTAATTAAAACAACTGTCTCTGTACTTGTTGGTATTTTACCAGATTCAAATACTACGTTACCACCAGAGGTATTTCCCACTCCTGTTAATGTGTAGTCCGTATCTATTTGTTTAAGTAGTTCTACTCCTGTAGCTGATCTAATAATAACTTGAAGATCAGATGTTGCAAATATTTTAAAAACATAAGCAAAGGTAGTAGTACTACCATCGCCTGAATAAATCTTTCTTACTATTGTTGTTGATACTGTCATGTTATATTCCTATATTGAATTATGTGCCTTTTGTCTATGGTTTAAAATAATAAGTTTGTCCTCTATTTTTTTCATTTCTATCTTTCATACGTTGAAAAAATCCAGGGTCTAAATACTCTTTAATTTGATAACCTATAAGATAATCATAAGCTGCTTTAGTGTAATATAGATTTATAAAAGGTGTATGACCCTCTGCTAGTTGTAAAAATTTTTTACCTGCTTTTTTAGGTTCATTCATAGTTTTTACCATATCTATAAATTTCTTAATATCAGAAGCTGTTGGTCCAAGTGCAGTTTCAAAAACTCCATTGCCATATTGATTTTGCACTTCACTCATTAAAAAATCTCCATAAATACCACCACCACCACCTTGCACAAATGATTGCATTATAACTGATAATTTTTTAGGGTCTCTTGGCGATCTGCCAGACAACATATCTTTAATAGATAAAACAATATAACCAAAAATAGTTCCCAACATTAATGCAGAAGCTATCATTGTAGCACCTATTAATTTACTTTCATCTGGTCCATAAGAATCCATTTCTCTTCTTAAAATTTTTTTATACAAAGAAACCGCAAAGTTTTTATATTGCATTACAAAAGAATTAATTTCACCCATGTAAGTTCCTTTAACTGTACCCATTTTTGTTATTGATCTAATTTGTGAATCTGGTTCTGGCGTTCCATGTGTTCCTTGGTCATTTAAAACATTTCTCCAAGTTAATTCTAACTCATTTTTAAAATTTCTCAATTCTCTTGCACTTAATTTTCTACCTACATATTTATTAATAACACTATCTGGAATATCTTTTGCTCCTTCAGCAGTTATGTATTTTTTATCATCGGCAGCTAAAGTTTTAATAGAACGCAACATATCCCATTTGCCTTCATCTATCCCATAAAGTGTTAAAAAATTTCTTTCTCTTTTTTCTAAATTAAAAAATTTAGTTTCAGTTAATGATCCATAAAAT